TCCGTTAGGTTACAAAACTGATTTCCGCGTAAAATTATTTCGCTGCACGGGTTGGTTCCAAACTCGTAGTCAGGGTCACGACGACCATTCTTAGCTGCCTGTGTCTTAGAGGCCTCACGGTTAAAGATACCACGTTCACCAGAGCCACTTTCCACTAGAGACATCCACTCTCGCATGAAAGACACTGCATCAGGCTTTTCAGTGTAGCTTACAGAGTTGTTAGCTAAAGCACGTTGAGGATCGTTCTCCCACCATGACCCACTCTTAGCATGACGCATACGGTCATCACTTAGGTTAGATAGAGAGATCATAGCAGAACGACGTACACCACCTACAACAACAACCTCACCAATCTTACACATGATATCGTGACACTCAATAGAAGATAGCTTACGTCCCTTAGCTTGAGAGAAGGTACGAATAACAAAGTTAAACAAGTCAATCAATGGCGCAGGTCCACTAGCACGACCACCAAAGGTCTTCAGTTTAGCACCTGCTGGTCGTACCAGAGATACATCCCAATGCGGGATTTCACCTTTGTACAACAGTGTAATTACCTGACGTAATGCTTTTGCCCAACCCTCTTTACTATCTTTAACGACAACTGTTGTGTGACCAGTGAACATAGCTTCTGGCACTTCTGGCAACTTAGACACATACTGACGCTCTACAGAGAACCCTACGCCTGTACCACACAACAAGATGAACATAGCCTCATCAAAAGACTTAGGGTCATCTACTGGCAAATAAGAACAGTTGTATCCAGCAGTATTGTCACGGGAGAGTGCTGGCCCTGCTGTCATCAAGGCTCTCATGGATGGCATGACCTCAAGATTAAGGATGGCTTCCTCAATAGAACGGATGTATGTGTCATCACCAGCAATAGGCTTTACAACATTGTCCATGTAGCGACCTACTGTCTCTGCCCAATTCTCTCGGCGACCCTCTTCGTCTAGCCAACGTGCATACCGTGAGGTTGCAATGAAAGTCTGATAGTCTGTTGGTAGTAGATTACTCATGTGTTTTACCTCGTTCTTGCTTATCTTCTTCTAGCCAGACCATACGGTCGATATCGCCCCGTGACAATCCTATGTCCTTTAACTCAGCGTCTGTCAGTTTATTAAGTGTTTTGATTGCTGCCCTATGTTCTGACCACATAATACAGTACCTCATAAACCGTACAAATATATTGTTGACCCACCTAGTCTTCATCTGTTGTCTCCCGATCCTTTAATTACATTCCTATTTTTACGGTTTGTTAACTTATCTATGTTCATATTAGCTATCTCTTTAAGTGAGTAACCGATATCATTAGCTGTGTTAGACAGATACCAGAGGACATCTCCTAATTCTTTTGCTAACTCATAGTTACTAAAAACACCATCTCTAATTTGTTTCTTGACCTTTTCTGCCACTTCCCCTGCTTCCCCACATAAGCCTAGAGTGGGATACAGAATCTTGTGAGTAGGTGGGTACACAGCAAAGGATACCGCTTTCTTCTGGTAGTCATTCAAGTCATTTACAGGCTTGTCTTGTTGAACTTCCCACGCATCTATATCGTCTTGACTAATCATTATCGTATGTTCCTTCCATAGAACTGTGTCTGTGTTTTGTTGTAAGCATCAAATAGATACCAAGCGCAGTTGTCTTTGCCTACACCCTTGCTACCTTCGATCCACTTGACCCTACCTACACTTACTACCTTAGTACAGTAGGTCATGTAAAGGGCTGATTGCTTAGTGTGCATCCAGTCTGCATCAAAGAGTAACCATGTGGGACACCTCTGCATCCAGTGTTCCATGAAGGGGTGCAAGAACTTCCTGTCCCAAGGTGGGTTGGTAATACAGAAGTCAACGACATTATACCCACCTAAATCAAGAGAAAGCCCATCGTGTAGTACAACCCGTGGGTCTCTTGGGTCAATATCACAGGCATACAAGCATTCCCCATGACCTTCCGTAAGATAACTAATATGATCTATTAGGCGTCCATCTCCAGCACAAGGCTCTACGTAGTCAAACGTGTAAGGCAAGTGTGAAATCAAAGGCTCAACAGCAGGTAGTGGTGTAAAGTAGGCATCCCTTTCTCGCCTTACGTAGTCCGACCTTTTTCCCAAAGTGTTCCCCCTTTCGTTTCACCACGTAGTGCAGCTTCAACCTCATTTCCCATATGTCCGTCGTAGTGTCTCAAGACTAACAAACTGAGGTTCGTAGAGTCCATCACAAATATTTCTTTTGATGAGAACGCCTTTGAACCATTCCTTGTTTGATTGACCAGCCCAACCTTCTTCAGCACCCTTGTAACAACCGATAACGGCCCCAATAGCACCGTTGCTGCCAACATCGTCCTTAAAATAAAGGTCACGTTTATGACTGTGACCAACAGTGCAAGAGCGATAGCGCTTTTGTAGTAACCCATAAGCATGATGAACACCACTAATGGCACGACCAAAATTGCCAGCCCCCACATAATGAGCGTAGTCAACACCATCGTAATTATGAATGGTGGGGGCGCTATTAGTGTATTCGTGGTACTCGTCGAACCAATGGTCTGTTTGTAGGTGCTTGAACGAAACCCCATACCTCTCCCCTTCTACCCTTGGGTCGTGCTTAACAGCAGTCTTAATTCTATTCTCATGGTTCCCCTCAAAGCCAACCCAAAACGGTCGTTTATATTTTCGTACACTAGGCTTCTCTCTCAAACGGCTCATTGCCTCGTTGTAGTGTTCGATGTCATCCTGATAGGACTGACTTACTATAGCTTCTGGGTAACGAGTGTCGTAAGAGTTTAACGACCGCATATCCGCACCATCACCTAAGTCTATAACATAGTCAGGCCTAACGTCGTATATCAACTCTCCTAACCAATCGAACCTTTCGTTGCTTACGTCTGGGTCTGTGTGACCACAACTAAAGACCACCGCTGTACTACCTACCGTCATTCTAACCACTCCTTCGGGATGAGTTTGTCTGCGTACTGGAATCCATTTTTCTCACACCACATGGCATAAGTTGTCTTGGAACCTTTGCTTATCTTTGCCCTACTATTACTAAAGACAAAGCGTATGTCTAAGCTAGGGTATTGCTTCTGTACTAATAAGTGTTTCTTTCTATCTGCTGCAACAAACCTTCCTTTGCTTTCTATGATAATCCCGTTGGGAAGTTCAAAGTCAGGTGTGTAAGTTCTAATCTCGTTTACCTCATACTTGATCTTGAACTGCTCATACTTAAACGGCACTGACAAGTCTGTAAGTTGTTCAGATATTCGATCCTCTAGTCCTGATCTATATCCGTACTTGCGACCTCTTTCGGCGGTTCCCATAACTCGTCTTCCAACCGTCTTAACCAAAGCAATCTCCCATTCTCAATTATGCGGTCAATGTTTCCATCGTAAGCCTTAAGAACGGCTTGCCACAAGTCTTCCTCAGTCTTACAGTCACTCAAGATTTTCTCCGCTTTCTTAGGGCCAATACCACGTAAACCAACAATGTTATCTGCACGGTCTCCTGTTAGTATCTGAGTGTAAAAGAACCGTGTTCCCTCGTAAGGACTTACCTTCTCCCACGTACCTCTACCAAAGTTAAAGTGCCAACAAGGTAGCTGAAGCATATCTTTGTCTATAGAGGCCACTACACAGTTGTAGTCTAGTGCAGCAGCCCCCTTAGCAATAAGATCATCAGCTTCTTCGTTGTCGCTAACAATAGCCCCGTACTTAACCTCTAGGTGGTCACGAGTAGCACCAAGGTGGACAGGCTTTTCTGCTGAAGACCTGTTTCCCTTGTAGGGATAAGACTTAGCAATATCGAACCTAAAGTTGGTCTTGCCTGTTAGGTATACTTGGTACTCACTCTCTGTTGGAAAGGGAAGGTCTAGGGTCTCATCTAAGATGTAGTCTACAAGCTCCTCTACCTTATACCTAGCGTCACTTGAAAGCAGGTCTTGAGTGGCAAAGGCTGCACGATATGCTATGATGTCTCCATCAATTAAAACTTTGCCTCTGTCCATTAGAACGTGCCAAACGTGACTGAACCATCGTCTAATTCAAAACCTACGTTAACGACATAGCTGTATCCGATACTACGGGCAAAGTCTGTGAGTTGTTGAGCGAAAGTTTGAAGGTCGTCTACATCCTCTCGTTGGGACGTAAACATACCCTCAAAACCATCTTCGTCTTTGTTAGCATAAGCTGTGATCTCAATACGCATTGTATTATCCTACCATAAAGATTTCATCGTCTGCTGACGAAGTTTCTTCCCACGCTACATGGTCTGTAACCGCAATAGCAATTAATCGAACACCAGCACCCTTAGAGTAGGTCTCAAACTGCACCTTAGCTTTAGTACCGTTACCTAGTGTTCCATCTCCATCAAAAGACCAGAGAGACTTATTCTCAAGTCCGTTTGTTATGTTGACAACTACTGGTGCGCCACCGAAGTCTACCTCAGTCGGGTTACCCCTCTTGTCCGTAAATGTCATAACGTGATCGTGCATACGTGTCAGTTTGACATACTTACCGATACCAAAGCTATTACCTTCTTTGATACGATCATTACCCATAGGCTTTGGGTCTAGCCCACCTTCAAGTAATTCTGTGATCTGACCTTCGTCAGTAAAGTATGCGTTTGTCACATACTGACCGTTATGTTTGGCTGCTTTCTTGGCTGCATTATTTTGGTCGCCACCCATATCACGGTTCTCTTCAAACACTTTTGCGTACTCAAGAACCATATCCATTGTGTGTTTAGCCATAGTCGGGTTTCCTCTTGTTTAAGCTGTAGGGTTTACAGCACTATGTTGGTAATATACTATAGGGATATTTTTTAGAATCTTAGACATATTATTTTACTTTTTTTAATGTATGTCTGCATACGTGTTACCGAATTGAACATCTGTCCCTAATGGTACGTTCAAGTTTATCTCATGGTTCACGTTGTTAATGCTCATCTGCATTATATTCTCTGCCTTATCCTCATCTCCTTCTTTTGTTATAACTATAATCTCATCGTGGAACTGACCTATGGTCTCCAGACCCATGCCACGACACTCCTTGACCCAACTGTCAAAGCAGTAGACACCTGTGCCTTGGTTGAGTGTACTAAAACGATCCTTGTCACTACGTAGGCTATACCAGAAG